GAAGTTCTCCCAGAAGCAATTTTTTATGTATTGTTTTGTCATAAAGATAGAAATACTTAACTTTAAAATAAAAACTGCCATGTTAGAAAAAATTAGATATCGTTTGGTCTATAATCGCCAAAAGAAACTTAATAAACAAGGAACTGCCTTAGTGCAGGTTGAAGCATATTTAAACCAACGTAAAGCCTATTTTAAAACAAATGTATATTTAAAACCAGAGCATTGGAGCAAACAGGGAGCACAAGTTGTTAACCATCCTCAGAGTAATGAACTCAACGCAATGTTATATGGTTACATATTGGATTTGCAGGCGATAGAGCTGAATTGCTGGAAAAATGGTATTGATGCCACACTTTCAAAATTGAAAGAGTTTGTTAAAAAAGAAGTATCACCATCCATCTCGTTCTTGAAATTTGCGCAACATACCATAGAGAATTCAGATCGAAAACCGCGTACAAAAGATAACATGTTGGTTACAGTGGCGACGTTAAAGGAGTTTCGTGGTATAATTGATTTTAAAGATCTTAATTATACATTTCTTAAAGATTTTGATGTGTTTCTACGAAACAAAGGATTACAAGTCAACACGATAGGCAAGCATATGAGAGTACTCCGCACCCTTGTCAATGAAGCAATAAACCAAGGGTATATTCCACAAGATGCTTATCCATTCCGTAAGTTTAAAATTAAGAAAGAACAGACAGAACATCGTTTTCTGCTGCCTAATGAGCTTGAAAAGATGGAATCCTTGAAACTGCCTGAAAAGAAGAATAATAGCCAACATGTTCTTGATGCTTTCCTGTTCTGTTGTTATACGGGACTCAGATTCTCCGATTTTAAACAGTTGAGCAATCGTAATTTAATCATTATAGATGGGAATAGTTGGTTGATATTGAACAGCCTTAAAACTGGATCAAAACTTCAAATACCTTTGTATCTACTATTTCGCGGAAAGGCTCTAAACATTATAAGCCATTATAACAGCATAGAAGAGTTATCTAAGATAGGATGTAATTCAGATACAAACAGAATATTACAAAAACTGGTTCAAATGGCTGGGATTAATAAAAAGATCACTTATCACACGGCCCGGCACACTTGTGCTACTCTTTTGGTTCACCAAGGCGTTCCGATAACCACCGTCCAAAAACTCTTGGGGCATACATCAGTCAAGACAACAGAGATATATTCAGAGGTGTTTGATGAAACGATTATCAAGGATCTGACAAGGGCTAACCAGAAGTATTCTAAAAGTAGAAATGTAAAACAAAATCAAATAAAATCTCAAAAATCCCCGGGAAAATACATCAGGCAGTAGAAATCTATAAAAGCTATCTATTTTATACTTGTTTTTCCGATCCCATTCCATAACATTCGTTTCCTGTCAATAAAAATACAAACTCGCCAGTCTTGCCGTCTATTAATTTTCTTCATTCATCTTGCAAGTAAAAAATATTGCATTAATGGCAATTTTTTAAGAAGATTGGTTTTTGTTTCAACATTGGCTTTTCATAACTAATTAATATAGTTTTCTTTTTGTATTTCGTTTTAGAATTGATATCTTTGCTATTGTCTTCTCGAGAGAATGGGATAGAGAGTAGGGCGTGGATTGAACGACTGCTGTGCTTTTCGCTGGCGGTCGTTCTTTTTTTGTGTTTAAATGTTAAATATTACACAATACAAGAAAATATATTGTGATTTGTTTTGCTGTTATATCACAATGTAGTATATTTGCATTGTGATAATAAAACAACAGGTAATAATAGAACCGGCGGCAACGGATAAGCGGCGTAAGACTATGAAGACAAAAATTCAATTTACAGATTCATACAGTGGTAGAGCAATTAATATAGTTATCAATCTCACTGACGGTGAAAAGGAATACTACTTAAGAGAAGATGACAAAAATGTCATTTATAACAAAATGTCTTCTTATCAGAGAGCAAAAATAGAATCATTCTTTGGAAAGATGAATGCATACTATACCAAAATTGAGATTTTATAAATAAAAAGTTAGGGCAACGAATTTCTTCGCTGCCCTAAATATTAAAATGTGGTTTAAACCACAATGACATTTTTAATGTCGTTTCAATCCACGCACCGAAGTGCGACTAACATCGTTGATGTCCGATGCAAAGGTGCAACTTTTTGAATTAACGAGCAACAAATTATAAATGTTATAAAACATATTAATTATGGCAAGAAGACGATCTATTACTCTAGATCAAGAGTCTAGGGTATTATCCTTGTACAAAGCAGGGATGGCTATCAAGGAGATAATGAAGGAAACAGATATAAAGTCTGAGCAAACGATATATAGGATATTGGACAGCAATGGTGTGCCCCGAAGACCGAAGGTTAATGGCGTGAAAAGAATACTTGTTATGATAGAGGAGGACGTGGCAGCTATATTGGATAAGGAGCAATCGGTATCATTATATGTCAATGAGGCTATAAGATACTATCACGGTAACCGGCATTAATTGTCGGTTATTTTTTTGTAATAAGGAAAACAATATTTATCTTTGTGGAAGCGTGTGAAGATGCACGCCACATTGATTATGACGAAAGGACATACTACATATTTGATAAAGCCAAGAGCTTGTTGCGGATTAGTTTCCGTGGCAGGCTCTTTTTTATTTTGTATGACCAAATAAAGAAGACATGCCTCTGTAATAAGAAGTATTGTCAATTCTTAATACAGATGATGAATTACTAAACGTATTTTTGCGTTTAGATTTTGTATCAACGACTTACGAAGATTCAACAGGCAAAAGTAATTAAAAACGTTGATAATTAATGTGATGCAAAAGGTGCAGGACATGTTTGTTAAATATATAATAAGAAGTAATATGCTAGTTGTAGAAAAAGTTTCGTCTGCTCTTGAAATGAGTGAAATTATGGTTTACGAACATCCACTATTTGGCAAAGTTCGTATGTATGTTGAAAATGGTAAAAGTTGGTTTTGCGGAATGGATATTGCCACTTCTCTACAGTATTCAAACCCATCAAAAGCAATTATAGATCACTGTAAACCAGCCTCCATAACGATTCGGGAAGTAGGGGTACAAACAGGATTAAAAGCAGATGGTACGCCAGCTATACAAATGAAATCAATGAAGTTTATTAGCGAAGGCAACATCTATCGCTTGATAACCAAAAGTCAGATGCCGAAAGCTGACGAGTTTGAGAGTTGGATATTTGATGAGATTGTTCCTTCGGTGGTAAATACAGGTAGTTACTCGCTTCATTCTCAGTATAACGTCCCTCAGTCTTTTGGAGAGGCTCTTATGCTAGCTGCCCAACAGCAAATGAAGATTGAGGAGCAACAGAAACAAATAGAACAGAAGACCGAGCAACTTGATGAGTCCAAAGAATGGTACAGTATCAAGCGTTGGGCAAAGGAACATAATATGAACTGGCGTTCCATTAACTGGCGAAGAATGAAAGCATTGTCTTATGGATTGGGCTACGAGATCAAGAAGATATTTGACGCCAACTATGGACAGGTGAATATCTATCATATTAATGTGTTCAAAACTTACTTTCAATGAGAGATGTAATCTACAATTTTATCAACGAGCACATGATGATACATATTGTGCTTATAGCCTTGTGTATTGCGGCTACAATGGGGGCTATGTTAGTAGACCTTATCACGGGAGTAATGAAAGCCAAGCAACGGGGGGAGGCAAGAACATCCACGGGGTATAAGAAAACAGCCGTCAAAGCGAAGAAGTATTTTACCCCGTTCATAGAATTGTGCTTCATTGACCTGTTATGCTGTGTGGTTATCCCCTTTCCTGTTTTTTCAATGATTTGGACGGGTTACTGCATTTTCTGTGAGTTTAAATCAGTTCGTGAGAAATCGTGGGAAAAAGCGGAGTTGCGCAAGGCAGAAAAGACAATGAGTGTGATTATCGAGAACAAGGATGATATTGCCAAGATCATGGCTCAGATATTGTTTGATAATGAAAAAGAAAAGGAGGGAAAGAGAAATGGCTGACGTAAGAAAACTTGCACCGTTTATCCTGAAGTGGGAAGGCGGTTTTATAAATGACCCTGACGATTTAGGAGGAGCTACCAATATGGGCGTAACCATCGGAACTTATGAAACGTATTGCCGGAAGAAAGGCTATCCCAAGCCTACGGTTGAAAGATTGAAAAACATCACGAAAGAAGAATGGACGGAGATTTTGAAAACCATGTACTGGAACAGATGGAAGGCTGACGAAATTAAATCGCAATCAGTTGCTAATATATTAGTTGATTGGGTTTGGGCATCCGGTGCGCACGGAATTAAGATTCCTCAACGCTTGCTTGGTGTTACGGTGGATGGCATTGTAGGTCCCAAGACCATTGCCGCAGTTAATTCCCGTAATCCCCGTGAACTGTTTGATCAGATCAAGATTGCACGGTTTGATTTCATCGAGGATATATGCCGGAAACGCCCAGCAAACAACAAGTTCAAACGTGGTTGGATGAACCGTATCAACGATATAAAATTTGAGGGATGAAACAAAGGATCTATATATGGATTGCGGTAGCGATAGCATTGCTATTGGTACTTATTTAAATACAATAATATGAAATGGCTTCCTTATATATTAATAATTGTACTCGCTTTCGGTTTAGGATGGTTTGTAAAGCCATCCCCCGAAGCAGTTATAGAGGCAAGAACGGATACGGTGTTCAGTACAAGTATCATTGTAAAGAGAGATACTGTAAAGTATTATCTTCCTTCTCCAATACTATGTTGGCATGATGGTGATACAATCCATGTAGGAGACACTATTCTTCCTGTTGAGCAGAAGATATACAGAGATAGTGATTACATCGCTTATGTGAGTGGTTACAGACCCAACCTAGATAGTATTTATGTTTGCTCTAAAACACAGACAGTAACAAACGATATCTATCACACGGTGAAGATAAAACCCAGAAGATGGGGGCTGGGAATAACAGCCGGTTATGGATTTGGTAAGGATGGCTTTTCTCCTGCGGTTATCGCAGGAATAAGTTATAGGATATGGTAATCAACAGAAAGGAGGTAAAAAGATGAAATAGCAACATCAAGTATCATCCGCCATAGGTAGAAGTGTGGCATATAATAGAAAAACTCATTAATAAAAGTAATTCTTTCAGGGGCTTAGAATCCAAAAAAAGCCCCCAACATATCATCATATTAATATTGCCACATAAAAACATGATAAAGCATAAGATACCTTATGTTGGGGGCTAATATCTTCAACATAAATATCTTATGCTTTGTTCATCAAAATCTCATGTTTTACGTGGCATGGCAAAGATAAGAATAAAAAATTAGAAAAAACATGTGTAAGTCAGAAATCTTTGCCAAAATAATTAATATTGTTTCAAAAGAAACAGAAGTGTCTGTTGACCAAATATTATCGTCTGATAAGAATATGGAGACAGTGGATGCCCGGTATCTTCTTGTATCTCTTCTTTTCGAAAGTGGCATGTACCCTTCACAGATAGCCGTTCATATCCACAAAACCAAACGTGCAGTTAACTACATGATATCTAATTTCCATGAGAGGATAGAGAGTGGGAAAATGATGAGAATATATTGGGATAATATAAAGAATTTGTTGGGAAACAACTGATTTTCCATGAGTTATGATATATATACTTTTGCATACGGTCAATTTTGACCGGGATACAAAATACAAATACTTATGGAAAGAACTTATGTTTTTAATTCAGACGGAGGCAATGGAGGCTCAGGCGGTAGCAAGCTTGACATTACCGCCATGCTTCCCGGAATGTTTGGGAACAAGGGGATAGACCCTAACCTGCTTGCCTTGATGAATAACGGCAACGGCTTTGGAGGACAGGACGGATGGTGGAGCATTATCTGGCTTGTTGTGATAGCAAGTATCTTTGGATGGAACGGCAATGGTGGCGGTTTGTTCGGTGGACGTGGAGGAAACGGAGCTAACGGACTTCCGGCAGAATTGGCAGGAAACGCAGGACGCGAATTGTTGATGCAAGCTATTCAGGGTAACGGTAATGCTATCTCTCAATTGGCTTCTTCATTCAACTGCTCTACCCAACAGGTTCAGACAGCATTATGCAATGTGCAGAATAGCATTACACAAGTAGGTAATCAGGTGGGATTGTCAACCAACCAGATTATTAATGCTATGCAGTCAGGCAACCAGTCTATTCTTACTCAACTTGCCGATTGTTGCTGCAAAACGCAAACAGCTATTGAAAGACAAGGCTATGAAGGACGTTTGCAGAATTGCGAATCAATGAATGCCCTTACCAATACAATGAACAACAATGCATTGTCATTGCGTGACGGTGCTACTGCCAACACGAATGCTATCCTTGCTAAACTTGATGCAATTCAAAATCAGGCATTGCAGGACAAGATCGCATCTCTTACTGCGGAAAAGGCTACTTTAACAGCCGAAATATCCCAGCGTAATCAGAACGCCACTATCCTGAGTGCAGTAGGACAACAGATTGCTCCTTTGGCAGCCGGATTGCAGGCATTACAAAGCGATGTTGATGGAATCAAATGCAAGCTCCCCAATACTGTGAGTGTTCAATACCCCAATTTAACCGCCATTAATACAGATTGTTTCCGTGCAGCCGCCTACGGTGCATATATGGGTGACGCTGTATACGGACGTAGTGGATGTGGTTGCAACAACTACTGGGGTTAATCCGGTAAGAAAGGAGGTAGATATGTGGCCTAACTTTTTTACAGGATTCCCATTCCCATCAATCGGAAGAGCAAACTTCAATACTCTTCCTACGGTGGCTGTGACAGTCGGTACGGAGAATGTTACTCTTGAACTCCCTAACCATGCGTTCCGTAACAGGGATTATGTTGGGGGATTCTATATCAGTCTCCGACAAGCTATACCTGCCGGTACGACTGCTACACTTCCGATATTGATAGGAACTAATGGGGACACAAGACCGTTGATGGCTTATAACAATGAGCCTGTGACTGTTGCAAACTTGGCTGGAACCGGCATCTATGAGATTCATTATAACAAGTACACCAACGAATTGTATCTTGTTAATGGAGGGTACAGACCGACAACGGCTCCGGCTCCTACAGTAGAAACCGCTTCTTTACGGAGCAAGTAATAATTAACATGGAGTTTTGTGGTGGTTCCCAAAATGGGAATAACCACACTCCTTAAAATTAAACAATCATGTTTCAATCACTTCGTACCAATAACCAATTGTATATACTTCATAAGGATGCTAACCCGTTTATCGAATACGGCCCGGTGGTCAGCGTTTCCGCTCCCAAGCCGAAATATCCTATGGCATCCCCTATGGGACAGTTGCCCCAAATGGAAATGGTTGTGGATGTTGTTGTCTGCATCAACGGGCAGAACACGACATTCCAAAATCTTCCTGCCGGCATGGATATAGCCGACTTCGGACAGAACGGGAATATCGTAGTGTCATGCTCGCGTGATGCTATGAATAACGAGGTCGCTTCTATGAAACAGAAAAGCATAGACATCATCAACAGCATGGACTTCCACAATTCCGTCATTGCAGGGTGTGACAAGATGCTTACGCTCTTGAACCCTGAATTTGCCGAGAAACAACGTCAGGAGCAGGAAATATCCTCTCTGAAAGGGCAAATGGCGGAAATGAGCAAGAATATGTCTGACCTTATGGATTTGAACAAACGGCTCATGGAACAGCTCGGAGTGGTTGAAACATCCAAAACAAAGAAATGATTATGGGAATGTGGGAAATATTAGAAGAAGGGCGTGACGATTACGGACGCGGCTTCGGTATGAGAGGTGACGAGGTGGAGGAAGCCTATAAGGAAGGCTGCCGCAAAGGTTACGAAAAAGCCATGAGAGAAATGCGCGGAGAAATGGGTTTCCGTGATGGTGGAAGAAGTTATTCAGGTGGTGGAAGCTCATCCGGCATGGATGAACGCAGATACCCCGGATACTTTCCTGAATATCCGCGTATGGATGACATGGGCGAACGCAGACGCAGACGCGCCAACGGTGAGTTTTATTAATGGTGGAGGGGTGGAATGCCCCTCTTTTTAAATAAAGGTTATGGAACAGAGATTGGATACATACAGCAGATTTCCATCTGGCATGAGGGAATATCTGGAAGCATACGGCTTTCATTTCAGCAAGAAACTTTATGAATGGGCCGTTTCAAAAATGAAGGTGAAAGACGAAGCCACGGGCAAAGAGAAAAAGCTGGAGCCGTGGAGCAAAGATGAAGTGGACGATATGCTGAAAGCGAACGGAATTACCATTGAGCACGACAAGGGTTATGACGTTGCTTATGTCGCAAACATGCTGAAAGCGGATTTCTATAAAAAATCATTGGTTGACGAGGCTCACTTATGCAAGCATATAAAATGCTACCTTGATGATATTGATGGCGATCCTTGTAGGGCGTTTGACGAGTTCTTTGCCACCTGTATAGGTAAAGGGATTCCTGTAATCTGGTCGGATGTGATATGATTATTCAGGAGTTCTACATACCGAAATATGGAGACTGGCACGTCAAAGTGTATTATGCGGTACACACCTATTGGGCGGATCGGATCATTATGGACCTGTACCGTATAGGATGTAGGGGGGATTCCCTCAAGCGTGCGTATCGCAATCTGACCGAAGGCAGAATGAATACCGGTCTAACCTATTCGGACTACAGGAGAAGAGAGACAGTAATGGTTATCTCACTAACCTCTACTCCCGAAGAATTTCAAAATTCGTGGGATCACGAAAAAGGTCATTTGTGCCGGCATATCTCCAAGGCTTTCGGGATTGATCCTTATGGAGAGGAAGCGCAATATCTCAGTGGATATGTCGGTCAAAAGATGTTCCCTGTAGCCAAAAAGTTCTTATGTGAACATTGCAGAAAAGGATTGGAAAAATAATAATCGAACAGAAGCGTTCTTTGACATGGTGGGGAGTGTTGTTTTTTTGTCGCCAAAAATGGCGGCGAAAATTTGCGATTTTCTATAATATCGTGTACTTTTGCCAAAAAATGGCGGTGATATGTATATTATAAGAAGAAATAAAGGTGCATCTGAAAGCAAGTCTTTGCGTGAATTGCTATTGGATTTCATGTCAGAAAATGATATTTCGGTCAATGCCTTGGCTGATGAAATAAAAGCAAACAATGATACTTTGCGCAAATTCTTGTGTGGGGAAGTTGCTGATTTAAAATTTATGCAAGCCATCCGTTTGATGAAAGTATTAGGGCTTTCTGAGGGTGGTTTTGTTTCAGCATACTGCAACGGGAAGGACACGGAAGAGGAGGAGCTTGAAAGGCTTGAAAGGTTTTCTTATATGTCCAAGAATTTTGATTTGGCAGCATTGAAAAAGTTAGGAATCATACCGAAAACAAAAGTGGAAGAGTATGAAAAGTATATTTGCAACTTCCTTGGTATAAACTCCATTTATGAATATGATGATACGTCGTTGCTGCCTACTCTTTTCAGTAAATCGAAGAGGAAGATGCTGGAAGAGACGGAATCCAAAATGACTTCTTTTTGGCTGAAGTGCGCTATTCAGTCATTCTTGAAGATAGGAAATCCGAATGGATTTGATAGGGAGTTGCTTTTGCAGCTGCTTCGCCGGTCGGCAGAGTTTACGGAGGATGAAAAGAATGGCTATTACAGATTTGTTCTTGTATTGTATCAGATAGGTATTACTGTGTTGACTCAATCTTATGCCACAGGAACAAATGCACACGGGGCTACTCTCATCCTAAATGGAAAACCTTGTATTATCATAACCGATATGGGTAAAAAATACCATAAATTATGGCTTAGTTTACTTCATGAGCTTTACCATGTCGTTAATGACTTTGATATGATAGAAACTCTGAACTATCATTTTTCAACTCCAGATATACCCGATTTGCTTTTGAATGAGCAAAAGGCAGACCAATTTGCATTGGATATTCTGATCAATCCGGTAATTCAAGAAAAGCTTGGGAGAGCCGTATCATTCCCTGTAAAGGTAAAGACATTAGCCAAAGAGTTACATGTTTCGCCATCTATCATATATGGCGTATATTTAGAGTTATTACCTAAAGGGAAAATGAAAAATCAGCAATTCGCAAAGTTTAATAATGGAGAAATGCTCATTTCTTCTGAAATAGCAACTAAGAATATCTTGTTTGACCCTATATCAAAACGTTCTTTGACGTCTGCTATTGATGAAATGAAATCGGCATTGGAAAGAAAAGCAATATAATCAATATAATGTATGGAATTATCAAAGAAGTCATTAGATGATTTAATCAGTGCAGCTGATAAAATCATTGAAGCAAACAGCAGCCTAGAGAAGGATTTGTTTGGAGAAGTTCGAAATCCGGAAACGGTTAGAGAAATATTAGGTATTTCGGAACAGAATCCCAAACTTTCTTACGAATTGTATTATGGTAATATCCAAAAATTCTTAGGGGAATTTTTACCGAAAGGTGAAGATATAAGCCATGTAATTCGAGAATTGGTTTGTATTCTGCTAGCCCATAAAGAACTATCTGGATTAACATATGGGGTGCGAGGTGCAGATTCTCGTATGTCAGATACAAATGATATGCAAAATATGATAGAGGTATTATCGGAGTGGTCGAAAACTCCTACAGATTATTTCAAGTTGGCCACAATCCTTTTGGATAAGTGTAAAGAGTTAGGATATGTGCCACAAGAAAGAGCTTTAAACGATTATGTGCCGACAGGTACGGATTGACAATTCTCTATTCATAATACAAAGGCGGTACTCCCCACAAATGTCGAGGTTTACCGCTTTTTTTATGTTTATATATGGAAGAAGATAAGTTGAACATATTGCTTGAACATGCTGATGATGTGCCTCACTGGTATTTTTGTCGTTTACTTGCTGTGATGCGATGGAACGTATAGAGAGGTGGATATACAGGCTGATACCTCTTGCCGTGTTGGCAAGGGTGATATCGTTGTGCTCAAATTTTCATTAGCATTATGTCAGCTTTCATTTCAATATATTCTTTGTATTTGCTTGGATTGTTTATATAATCTGCAACTCTGTTTATTGCTATTTCTGCCTGTTTGAACCTAGTCTTTGTATAGTATCTTACTACTCCTCTTCCGTTGTCTGAATGTGCCAAACAATAATCTATTATGCTGTCAGGTATTCCAAGATCGAAGGCGTATTGTGCAAATGATTTTCTTGCAGAATAAAATACCACTTTTTCTTTAATCCCTAAATTATCTGCTAATGTAGATAAAGATCTGCATACATACCTTGAAAAATTGTGATAAGAGAATTTATAACCAAAATCAAGTTTGTTTGTTCTTCTGTTTATCCATTGATTTATAATTTCTTTAGCTGGTTCTATTATAGGAAGAACACAGGTTTGCTTTGTTTCTGTTTTAAATCTTGTTTTCATTCTTATAAAACTTACTTTATCCCCGTCGAATCTGGCATTCATTATATCAATTAAATTCATTCCTCCTAAATAAAATGACAACATAAAAAGATCTCTTGCTACAATGTATTTTTTTTCTTTGGGATTGCTACATCTTATTGTGTTAAAGCTTTTCAAAGAAATATCCAGTTCTCTTGGTGGTGATTTGGGGATTTTTTTCTTGATAAAGGGATGTATGTCATATCTTACTTCTCCTGAGTTGATACTTCTGTTTATAACGGCTTTTGATTGTGATAGCATCATTCCTATTGATGTATTTCCTATTTTCTTCGTTTCTTTGAGAAATCTTGAAAATCCTTCTATTAGATTAGGGGTTATATCTGACATTAATATTTCCCCTTTGGTAAATTCTGTAAAGTATCTACAGTTTCTTTCTATTAATATGGCATAACTGTTTCTTCCTTCCTCTTTCAGATTTTTTATAAGAACATTACAGGCCTGTTGGTATGTTACATAGCCATTTTCTTTGAAGCCAGTTCCAGATTCAAGCATATTCTTTATTTGTCTGCAAGAATATAGGGACTGATTTTTTATATTATCCAATCTTTCTTGCAGTTCATTCATCATGCTTCTTAATTTGGTATTTATGATGGATGCATCTGGTCTTTTTACTACTTGTCCGTTTTTGAACTGGGAAATGTTGTCAATGATAAAGTGTGTTACAATATAGCAAGTTTCCTGTTTATGGCAGACTGCTACCCTTATTTTATGTCTGCCATCCTTTAAAGCTTTTGCCTTGAAAATTGTTAATTTGATAGTTGCCATAATAGATTAAAATTTGAAGGATAAGTTTTGGATAAGTTATTTTGTCCACCACTGGACAAAAATCCTTTTTTTTTAATCTATAAATCGAATAGTTATCTAGTAAAATCATTAATATAATATCCTAAGTATAAGATAATTAGTATGGTTTTACCTTTGAGCCGAAACCGGGACTCGAACCCGGGACCTATTCATTACGAATGAATTGCTCTACCAACTGAGCCATTTCGGCAACTGTTTTTTCTGCAATATCGGGTGCTTTTCTGAAAAAGCGTTGCAAATATATATCTTTCTTTCGAAATAAAGAAACTAAAAGCGGATAATTTTTCAGTTATCCGCTTTTGTTATGTCAATTGATGCCGGATTTATTGGTAGGCTTCTTCATGTATCCCTTTCATGGCCCATCCGCTTAGTTCGTTTATGTTCTTGAAAGCGGTATCCCACGTAAGAGCTTCAACGGTAGAATTGTTTTCTTTTATGTAAAGATTATAACATCAAGGCGTAAAAACTATTTTACACTAATTGCTCTTCTCATCAAATACCCGTGATATACTGAAATTTACCCACTCCATACCCAAACAATTCAATATCCGTCAAAGTTTGATGGTCTTTACCTTACCCGGAATGATGGTCAGATGCACCGTTCCATCCTTTTCTATCTCCACCTTCTGATATCTGGCCTCCACCACCACTTTTCCATCCAGCGCCATCACCCCCCACTGGCAGGCATTCCCTTCAAAAGCACAATAACCGCCTACAG